GAATGGTTGTTTGAACAGATAGAATTTGTTCTTCAGTTAAAGTATTACTTTCAAAAAACTTTTTATAAAAAATATCTGTAACTATTTCTCTTACACTTAATATAGTTACTTCATCTGGTATCGATGCTTCTATAGAAGATTCTTCTAGTGGATTGTCAAGAGTAATAATCTCAGTTACAGTTAGAGATTGTTCTATTTCTTCATCAGGATTTATTTCATGACTAATACCTACTTCACCAGCACCAATCATAAAAGTACCGTCTTGGTGTTGATGGTAATCACCTATATATGGTTCTCCTGAAATTATATAAGTCCAACCATCTTGTTCTTCTGCATATAAACCCGCAAATATTATTGGGTTTTCACCAACATCACCATTACCATTTAAATCATCCTGTGGTTCAGTTGGTTCAGTTGGTTCTGTCTGATCTGGTCTTTGTGGTTGTCTTGGTCGTAGTCGTTGTGGTGGTTTACGAGTATCATGATATGGCATACTATACCCTCAAGATAAATTCAAAATCGTCATCGTATATTATTTTTTGGTCATCATTATGTTTGACTTTTATTAATATTTTATAAGCACGATTTGGTTCAAAACCATTTAAGTCTTGCATAAAATACGGTGACACCGTATCACAACTCATTGTCGTATAGGCACTAAATGGGACAACCGATTCATTGGTTGCCAAATCAATGATTGAATAAGATGCAGAACCGTGTGGTAGATAACTTCCACTTACAGTCTGAACTGATGTTGTAAAACTTTTATTAATATATCGTTTACGAGCACCAAATCTAAACTTGACTTGTTCCGTTTCTTTATAAGCTTCTCTAAAGTATAGTGGATACAAATAGTTATCCGCAGTACCAGATAAGTCTAATTCCGTTAAACTACCAGTATTACTTCCTGTTGCTGGTATATGGTCTTTCCATTTTAATTCTATCTTAGGACTATAGATTGTATTGGTCTGTCTTGAAAAGAATTTTAAATCTTCAAAACTACCAGTTGATGTTTCCCTACTACCAGAGAATCTTAATAACAATCCATAGTTATTATTCTGACCAGTAAACCATTTCTTTGCAATAGAAGTTATATCCATATTGATATCTGGAGACTCTGATGAAAAAGATTGTGTTACTTCATCAGCTGCTATGTAACTCCCACCAGCACTTGCCCAAGTTTTTTGAGTAGCACCTTCTGTATTCTTTCTGTATTTCCAACTACATCCTTCAGTCGTCTTGGGTTCATCTAATTCTTTACCTATACCCTCGTTCCAAGATTCACTTATTGGATATGCGGCAATCTTATAAGTTTCTGATAAACCACTTGTTCCTTTAGTTTCCCAAAGTCTTAGATTAAGTTTATATGAAGGAAATTTAGTATGTATATTGGATGAACTTATAAAACTCTCTATATCATCGGCATCAAATTGAAGTAACACTCTAGTTGGATAGTGAAAATTTCTATTAAAAAATACTTTTTTTAATTCAAGTATCTCATCTTGTCCTGTATTCTTATCTTTAAAATCATCTCCTGAGAATTCGTTTGAGCCACTACTAATAAAAGCATCTTTGGTTGTGAAAAAAAATCTATGCATTATATCACCTTCCCATAAATGTCCCTATTGGGATTCTTTAATTCAAATACAGATGGTGTTATCGATGGTCTTATGATTCCATTTTCTTCAGCTCCACTAAAGCTGTATTCAAATCCATAATCACTTTCACCATCAGCTATCCCTTCACCATTTGCTTGATAGTTAGCCATAACCCTATCAATCCCTTCAGAAGTTTCTCTCTGAAAAAGATCTAATTTACTTATACCAATTACACCCTCTAATCCTAATATATTGTATTGTAAATCATTCATGTTTATTGATTGTCTAAATTGCATTTTCTCAACTCTGAAAAAATCTCTTATGACATCAATGACTTCAACTTTGACATCACTTGCATTAGATCTTCTATCAGCATTAACTACGAATCTTACTCCAAAATTAACAATATAACCAGAAAATATGGTATCATTTAAAGTATAACCAAAAGTTAAATGGTCATTTATCATTCTGAATTGATTCAAATAAGTCATTATATTTGTCAATACTAATTGTGGTGTTTGTACTAATTGTTTATTTTGATTGTATGACAATGTACTTACTTGTAGTCCACCTTGGTCGTCAATTCTCTCTACATAAGCTTTTGCAATATTACCAAACTTTGCTGGAAGATTTAGTATTCTGGCTTGATAATCTTCTCGTGTAACACATCTTAATTGTGAAGCAAAAAATGCATTCGCATTATTTTTAATCTCATCTACTGTTTGACCATCAGTTCCACCTGTTGCTGGTTCATCATTCGTAATAGATAAAGTAACACCAGAGGGAGTATTTTGTACTTCGGTTATTTCCCCAACCTGTGCATTTGAATCAGGACCACCACCAACTCTGTATGTTACAGTTAAGATTGTATTAGTTGGAGTTTCACCTAAATTTAAATTATTAGATAAGATTGTATCACTAATACCTTGATTTACAGAAGTAACATCTTGTCCATTTAATGTTAATCCAGCTTGTTCTATTGTTGAAAAAATACTAGTGTTGGAAGAACCAGTTACATTAAATTTATATAACCCATTTCCAAACATTAATTTAGTTGAATCGGTATCAACATCAAATTTCTTTACAAATTTCTTATTTGTTTTTATATAATCTACAGTATAGGGAATTGATATTAATGAATTATCATCTATACCTTCACCTTGGTCATATCCAGTACCACGAGTTGAATCCGCTTCATTATAGTGTGTTTCCTTTAAAATTCTTTCTTGTGCTAAGTAATCTACTTCATACCACTTTTGACCAGAAGAATCTGTACAATTTAATATTTCAACCACATCATCCTCACCCAAGTCTAATTCTAAAAATTTAGTTGGACTTGTAATTGTAAATGATTTTGTTTTAGTTTCGGCTGATATAGCTCTAACATATCTAGTTAAAGTAAAACCAGTAGCTAACCCATCAGCACCAAGTCTTGGTTCACTAACCTGTGGTGTGTCTGGTGAACCCGAAATAGTAAAATCTACATCTCCAGTTGTTTCAAATACTAGTTCACTATCCACATTAGATTTGATTTGTAATCCTGGTGGAATTCGTACTACATTAGAATCACTATATTTTGGTTTATAACTATTACTAGAATCGGCATCTATATCTACGGTTACTTTTAATTTAACAACTGATGGTGTTTTGTTTGGTGTTTTATATCCAAGAAATTCAGCCAACCTAACTACATTTCTTTTTTCGGTTGCTGTTGCCAATACATTTTCTTTAAAATTATAATCAACATAATAAGACAATACATCACCAACATAACTTGTTAATTCAATTAACATCATACCAGGAGATGTCTCATTAAAATCTTTATATGTATCAGGAAAATAAGACTTCGTATATTCAATTAAATCAGCTTTGATTGTAGAAAAATCTTTACTTGTATAATTAATATTTGTTGGTGTGTATGGCATATCTTTACTCCAAAACAATTCCGACTGATTCTAATGAACCCGGTGCTTTATTAATACTAAATGTTATATTAATACCTATTTTATTATTTGTTTGATTCTCTGAATCAATGTTTATTTGTATATCCTTTAAGTCTACAAATGGCAACCAAGTTTCAAATACATCAACGATATTATTTTCTATTTCTATTGTAGTGTCCTCGGTAATTTGTTCAAATACAAATCGTTTTAATCCCATACCTAAGTTCGGTTGAAAAACTCTTTCACCTTGTTCGGTTTGTAATAATAATTTTATATTATTTTTAATAGCATCAATTGTTGACTTAGTTGTTTTAAAATATCCATCTTGATTTGGTACAAGTGCAAATGGAAAATCAATCCCAACACTAACTCGTGTATCTTGATCATCTACAAATTGATTTGTTCTTCTATCAAGTATTGGCATTATACAACTCCACTCTTATCTCTGTTTACATTAGAGTCAACTTTAACCACAGACTGTAGAGCGTTTGGTTGGTCTGTGATACCCGCTGGATTATCTTGACTAACTTTAACCGAAACTTTAATTGGGTTAACATTTGGTCCTGCTGCAGTTTGTATTGTTCCAGGTAAAATAACAGTATCAGCTTTTAAGTCGTGAACTCTAAAAACTAATTCATCAATGTAGTCTCTTATTGCCATAGCTAACTGTTCCGATAATACCTCTAACTTTTCTTGACCTTCAGAAGAAAGTTCAAAATCTTTATCCTGTGTAGGTGTTAAATTTTGTCCTAACGCGGTTAATATAGCAGATTTAAGCGCCATTTTTAAACTTCGTTTTTTCTTCTACTTTTTTTAATACTTCACTATAATCTTTATTCAAAGCATTCGCCAAATGGTCAGGTAATTGTTCTGTATTATCTTGTACTGATTTTACTTCAGGTTCCGAATCAACTTTTTTCCAATCATCAGATTGTGCCGTTTCTGTTAATAAGGAATTCAAAACTTTGTTATTAGTTTGGGGTACGGAAATGTTGCTATTGGTAATGGAACTGTTGGGATTGGAACTAGGTGATTCGTTCATCAACTTTTTGTAACTTGTATCTTTTGTCCTGTCAGTTCTAGCTTTACTTATATTATCATTATTACTACTAACTACTACTTCTTTTAACTCTTTACGAAGTCCACGCAGAGAATATTCTAATTCTTCTCTTATTACTTCTCTTATTAACTTTTTAAATATAGATAACTTCATTATTTACTCCTGTGGTTTTGGTCTATTCGATTCTATAAAATGATGATTACTGAAAAAACTTGGTCCACCTACTGACCTATCACCAATTGGTATAGGATTTTGTGTATTTTCAGTATCCAATTGTGGCGTATATTCATTATTTAAATTCTGTAGTACTTTTTCGATTTCGATTGCCATTGGACTTGAATCTTGTTTAACAAGTGGAATAGGTACACCTTGTACTAATGCCCTTGAATCTCTTAATATTTCCATAATCTGAACCAATACTTTTCTTAATTCTTCACCCAACACCATAGGTTGAGTTCTTCTCTTTGCTTCCCTTCCTAAATAAATATTATTGGATTCAATAACTGAGAATCCTTTATTAGTCAGAGTAAAGTTTTTTCCAGCTCCTAAATTTATATTACGATATGCTGAAAAAGTTAAATCCCATTTCTTTGCATCAAACACTATTCTATCAGAAAAGAGTATCATTTGATTTGATTTATTTTTACCATATATTTGATTACCATCATAATCTGTTATAGTAGGATCACCATAATCATAATCAAAATAATCTTCAACTAATCCATCTCCAATTGGAAGTGGATCATTTCCATAATTTATACGAATTTCTCTTGGATTATTTATACTGTCATCATCACATGACAATTTATTCCAAATAACACCATTATCTGGATCCTGTCCATATCCATATAGATTTTGTATTAATGAACCTACTGATAGCATAGATATGTTTGAACCATCCAATTTAGATTCGGTGGATCCGTATCTTTTATTTGAAATTTTAATTTGTGGATTTTCTCTTCTTGATCCCAATCGTATCGAATTACCATGTCTACCTTCAAAGGTCATATCAGTAAACTTTGAAAGTAAATCCAATTCAGAAAGTTCTTCCAAGTCAATACCAAAACTATCTAATACAGAACTTTGTTTTTTTAACTTCGGTGGTCTTAGTTCTGTTGGAAACATAGGACTATAACCATCTTTCCTCGTACCTCTAGTTTTTTTTGGTGGTCTATATGTGTGGTCTGGACTATAATTTGGAGAATTCTCTGTGTTAAGTGGACCTAAATAAAAAAACTTATCGGATACTTCAGCCCATAAAACTAAATCCCCACGAGTAATTGAATCACTAACACCTCGTAATAAAGGTCTAGCATAAATCTTATTTCTTAAACTTGGTAATAATCCACTACTTGGTTTTAATAAAATAAACTGAGATGGTGATTTATCAGTTGCACTAGTGTTACCGGAATACCATGTCAGTTCTTCTTCCGTTGGAAAGACTCGTTCAACATGACCTAAATGAAATTCAAAATCTAAAGGCATTATGTTTCAATCCTTTTTCTTATTTTATCCATATTGATATCATCAGATTTTTTTTGTAATTCAGTCGCGGCATCTTCAAGTGAACTCATCAATTCTTCTTTTTCCTCATCACTTAATAAACTAACATCACTATCATCAAGTTGATGTTTAGACATTATTCGTTGTATGACAGTTGCTAACTTTAAAAGATTGTCATCATTCTTGACGGCTACATCAAATAGTTCTTTTAAGACAGGACCAACGATTGCTATATCTTCTATCCCTTGAATGTAACCATGTACTTCTTGGATTAAAAGATCAATCTGAGTCTTTTTTAGTTTAGAATTTTCGTATATCTCTTTGGATAAATCCGAAAAGTTCTTATCGTCAAATATGTTAAAATCTTTTTCCATAGCATTCTATTAATAAATATAGAATGAAAAGAAAGTTATAGAGATCCTGTGTTCACTAAGTTATCTATATGTCCTTTACTAAGGATTTCTTCTTGTATTTTAGGATATATTTTACGAAATACATTAGAGATTTGAGTTATTTTAGATGTCTTTACATCTGTCATCTCTCGTATCATTATATATAAAGCTTTTTTATTGAAGTTATCAATGTTATCTTTGTTCCTACATAGATACAATATTGATGCGGCGACATCTTTATCTTGTTGTTTTGGAAATAAGTTTTCTAAATTACTTTCAAAATATGTAAGAGTCTTTTTGAATATATCAAATGATGGTGATTTTTCTATTTCACCATCGTTTACACCGTGCTCATAAAGAGTATCAATGTTATCGTGGATTTTAAGTTTTTTATAATTAGCATTATTATTTAGTATTAAATAGTTTTTTGCTACCACACTAAAATAACTAAAGGCTTTACTACCTTTAGTCTCATCAAACTTATGCATATTAATAACTAAATTAGAAACTACTTCTTCTTGTAAATCTCTAAATCCATAATCAAAATAAGTAAATTTATATGTGTTAATTATATTCTCAGCAAGTTTTAAAAATGCTGGGTGAATTGTTTCTGTATATATTGTATGTCTAAATACTACATTTTCTGAATGGTTATATTCTACAATGGCATCATGTACTGGTGTGCCAAAATATATTTTACTTTTCTTCTTGCGTTTTTTCATCATCAACCTCTGTTTCGAATAACTCTCCTAATTGATTTCCAAGTTGTTTTATCTCTTCAAAGAAAAAACCAACTTCGTCATCGGATTCAAATGTGCCCTTTTCGTCTATTAGTTTAAGTTGATGTTTTATTAAGTCTATAGTATTATTAAAATTTAGTATTATATTTTCGTATGCATTAATTCGTTTCAATGCGTAAAAAGCCACTACACCCAAAAAGGATGCAATAACTCCAAGTAAAATAGTTATTGTCGTATGTAACAATTAAGATTCTTTTTCTATTTGTTCTAGTTCTTCTTCTACTCTTCCAATGACTTCAGCCAGATAAGTAAAATCCTTATCTTCTTCAATCATCAATAATAATTCTCGTATCTCTTCGAGAAATATTAAAAATTCACGCACTATGATTCTCCAACAATTGAATTCTTAAATTCAATATCAAATTCTTGTTCTTCTAATTCCTTTTCTACCATCCTACGCAAATCAGTATATTCTGTTAGTTTTTGTTCTAATATTAAATCATCTTCAAAACTTGTACCACCAACAATGTCAAGAACATCATTAACAAACTCATTTAAATCTAATAATCTTTTTTTAACAACAACTGCAAACTCTTTATTTCTTGCCTGTTGTAATTCTAAAGTATCAATTCTTTCGAGAATGTTATTTAAAACCCTTACGATTTGTTTTTCATTTGTTTCCATATATCCATAAATAGTGCCGTGTGTCTAAAATCGTTTATAGTTTATTGATAAATATCCATTCCTGCATCACCAAGAGTTTCTAATTCTTCACGACCATCACAATCTGAATAATCATCTACTCCAATATCTTCAAGTTCATCTTCGTTATAATACTCAAGATTAACTCGTTTATTTCTTTGGTAATTAGGATCAGTTTTCATTGTTTTATTGTCAAGTGACCTCATCTGTTGTTTATCATTATTAGTCAGCATACATTCTTTCATGAATTCTGCCATATCTATTTTCTTTTTCATTATTAACCTCTTATGTTTTAAATTTTAGGGGCACGGAAGAAAGGAAGAAAGAACCATGCCCCATAAGAACCTCTTAAAGATCGAGATTCAAATCTTTTATGAACGATAACCTATTTAAATATCCGATGTAATATACACATAAATTACATTAATGTCAAGCATTATTTTTTCTATCTTGTTTAGTTTTTTCTTTATGACATGGTTTACATAATGTTTGCATATTATCCAATCCATAATATGACCAATCTAATTCTTGTTCTTTCAATCCCTTTTGCTCCATCAATGGTTTAACATGGTCTAAATCCCAACCTCGTCTTGTGCATTGATTACCACAACCATTACACTTTCCTTTATCTCGTTTCCATATATGTTTTCTAGCTTCAGTAGAATGAAAGATAATCATATAGTCTGTGGCACAATCTTGATGCCAAGTCTTACGAGTCTTGTGTACTTTATTTTCAATAATCTTTTTACCACACCAACGACATATTCCTTTTTCTTGTACATAGTAAGAATTAGGTTTTGGTGGTTTACGAAAGTCACCATCCCACTTTTCTTTCTTCCTACCGAAAGTATGTTTGTGTCGTCTACCGAATTTACTTAATGGCATCGACTATAAGTTTCTGTGTATAGAATGCCTCAACTAAGTGAGATAAAAACCAAACAGCACATAGTATAGGAACATAGATTTTAAAATTTAAATCCAATACTCCCACACCCAAGTAAGTCATGAATATCATAAACATTGTCTTGGTTATAAACCCAAGTATATTCCAAGCAAATGCCGATTGACTATTGTATTTATGGTGAAGATAAGTTATGATAACAATATTAGTAAGTGAAAATATTATCGGGCATAATACACACAATATAACGATTAGTAAATAATTCATTACAAATTCTTATATACCCTTTTGACATAAAAGTTATTTTTAATATATCTTGAACTATATTTTTTAGTAACAGTAGGACCATGACTATAAGCCGTAAGTGTAGCATCCATATCGTCAAAGTGATTATTTAAATGAGCTAAATATTTAATACCAACTGTTACATTAACATAAGGATCATACAAATCCTCTTTAGGTGTTTTAAACTCATCCCACGCAGTTGATGGTAATATTTGCATCAATCCAATAGCACCACTTTCTGATACTGCTTTATGATCCCAACTTGATTCAGTTTGTATTACGGCCTTGACCATTTCATAATTAACACCATAATCATCACACAATGCATTTACATAAATTAACAAGTGTTTAAGTTTAGATTTATTTAACGATGAATTAATTTCTTTTGCTTCTAATTCAAAGTTACCTCTGATTATAGGATCACTTACCATATGAACTATGGTTTCTGTTTTGGTTTGAACTATAGGTGGTTTGTGTGTTATTTCTTTATACAGCATAACTGATAAAGAAGTTACTAAAACACCTAATAAAAAGTGTAGTCGATTATTGTTTAACATTTGTTCTTCCTTCCATTGTTATTAATAAATAGTGACTCATCATCTTTAAGTCATTTATATGTGAGGACTAAGAATCAGAGCCACTATTTAATTATGTGATAATATAAAACCATTATTGATATAAGTCAAGAGTTTTTTTCAGTATTTTTGAAAAACTTCTTTTGCTTGCTGGTCATCATTTGTAACTTAGTTAAGTTATCCATCATCTTACCTTTCTGTACTAAAGATATTTTGTCTTGACTATATAATTCATTAACTTTTTCTTGTGCTCTATAATAACCATAATCCATATATTCTTTTACCACGAGTTGGTATAGTGATTTATTTTCCATATGAGAGAACTTTTTAAAAAATTTTTTTGAGAGTTTTACCTTTGTTTGTTTCTTATATATATTAGCATAATAATTATCTAACCATCTATCCCAACTATTATCAGCGAATATACCTTTGGCAGTTCTACCACCATTAGCAGACCTTCGGTCTAATCTCTGAATATTTCTTTTAGTATCTTCTTGGACAGGTTGGACAATCGCACCTGTCTTATGTGGATACACGACATGAGCTGAATACTTTTGAGTATCAGAACATTCAATACAAGTATATAGACCTAGTTGAACTCTTTTGAAATCTAACTCTGTCGAACACTCTTTACATACTATATCACTTGTCGTCTGCAAACCTATCAATCGGGTCTAACTTCTTGTCGGTTATAATTGCTTTCTCAATCTCATCTTTCAAATAATACAAATCACACCTAGCGGCATCAATATAACCTTGTGAATCTACATTAGCATTATACTCTGGTAAAGTATTCATAGCGTCATCTAACTGACCTTCTATCTCTATGAGTTTATTTAATATTTCATTATATCCCATAAGCTAACTCCGCTTTCATTTCTAAGTATTGTCTTTCAAGAAGTGCATTCCACTTCTCTACACTTAGTCTTGCTTCCCTTTCGAATTCCAAAGGGTGTGTCCTATTCAAATACTCATTAACCACATCACAATCCTCATCACTAAGAGCATCAAAGAACTCTTCATTCGTTATGTCGTTAATGTGACAAGCACCATCACCATCGATACCAAGTCCATCAGCTAACATTGGATAAGTTACGCCATTCTCATCAATGACACAACCAACACTATTTAATTCAATCAAATTCATTATTTATTTCCTTTTCTTAACACCTAAATATAACACTAAAAACACATATGTGTCAAGCATTATTTTCACTTTTTTTACAAATAATTAGGACCTGTCCAAGAGTAAAACTTATCATCACTAAAGATAGAACCTCTAGCCCACTTTGCTGGAGCTGCCCAACCAGCAGCTTTGAATACATCACCTTTCTTGTGTGGTATTCCTTTGTGAACACCATCTTCATTGGCGATAAATCCCCAAACAGAACCATCTGTCAAAACTTTGGTATACTTCCTACCTACTTTAGTTCTAATACCTTCATTGAACCTCTGAATACCCTCTTCCCAAGTAGTCCATTTAGCATAATCAACTTTGATACCTTCAAGTAGATTATCTACTGCTTCATTAAATTCTGATGTAAAAGTCATTTATTTCTCCTTTTTGTTATACCTAAATATACAATACTTTACCTATACTTGTCAAGCATTATTTTTATTTATTTCCAAATAGTTCCTGTATAAGGTATTCTAATTAAATAATATAACTTATTGTCTATTTGAAATATATGATTACGACCATCTGGATTAATAGTTTCAAACTCTATTCTCTCATAGATAATATCTAAGGTTTCTTGTTTATGAACCTCTATCATAGTTTCGACAGCATAAGGATATATCAATTCAATCTCTATTTCTAGTAAATGGTCAGGATGTGGATCTGATGGTATTAATCTATATGGTATCATTTCTGGTTTAATTTGATTACCATAGATAAATCCTAGTAACATTAATAGTATTATTTTTTTCATTTTAACTTACCCCTTTTTCTTAAATCTTCTTGAATGGCATCACAAGCTTGTTTTGATTCTTTAAGACCATATTTTTTTCCAAATACTCGTTCACTATTATATTTATAGTGTTTAATAGCATTTATCTTAGCTCCTCTGATTATATAATCTTCCACTTCATATATCAGTTGTGCTTCAGGTAAAGCATCCCACTCACCATTCCATATCTTCTTTCGTATCTTCCAAATTCTATTTGCTTCAGACATTATTTCAACTAAATCTGAATTACTCATATTGTATTCTTCTACTTTGTTTAATAAATCATGAGCATCTATAGTATGTGGTGTAAATAAGCTAGTGTCATCAGGTATGTCTGGTTCTGTAGCCTTACATAGTTTAACTAACCTTTCTAGTTTATTAGTTATCCAATCTCTTTTATGGTTACTCATCTTCTTTTAAAAATCCCCTTAGTTGATATTGACTTATCCAAGATGACAATTCATTTTGTGTCGGTACTCGACACCAAGTCTTATTGTGATTAACAAGTGGTTCATTTGGATAACCTCTGATAATTTTATCTCGAATCCATTTAGCTAACTTTCTATTATCTTTCATTTCTTAACTTGTCATAATAAAATGGTGGTTTCGTTTCAAACTTTTCTTTTTCTTCTTCTTTTTCTTTAACAATTAGTCTTTCTAATCTTTTTATTCTAATCTCTAATGCCTCAATATAATCATAGAGTTCAAAAAGATTCATTGATGTTTTTTTACTTATCATTTCTTGAGTGGTGGATGAGATTCGAACTCACATAAGACGGATTTGCAATCCGTTGCCTAACCATTCGGCCACCACCACATTCTTTAAGGGTTGCAAAGGACTCGAACCAACTTGCCTAGTGCACTAGCAAAGTCTCCCAATTGAGATACAACCCTTTAGTGGAGCTGATAGGGATCGAACCTACGACCTCTGCAGTGCAAGTGCAGCGCTCTCCCAACTGAGCTACAGCCCCAATTTATTAAAAATCTCCAGGCGCTACTTGAAATGTATTCAACCCCAAGTCTCTCCACATCTTCACAACCTTATCCCTATCATCCACAACTAAAAAGACATCGTTGATATCAACGAAAGTATCTAACATCTTTTTCTTCAAGATATCATCTGGCATATACCTCATATCAGGTGTGGCTGGATTACCATCAGCAATCGGCCACGAGTCTGATTTAAACTTATCTGGTCTAAGAACCAAAAGGTCAAATGGTACATTGTATATCTTTAACCAATCTCTAGTAGCAAAGAAACCTCTATCGTTTCTACCACTAAATATAACTATCTTGAAACCATCATTTTTAAATAGTTGAGCCATCTTGATGACTGGTACATTAGGTGTATCCCAATCCATAATTGAAGTTGGTGAAGCAAATATATCCCAATTTAATTTACCATTAGGTTTAAGAGACTTATCTCTCCTAGTATCTATATTAGCAAGAGTTCCATCTAAATCAAAAATAACCGTTTTCTTACTCATTTTCTTTTCCTTTTCTTAGACCTAAATATAACAAAGAAAATGTATATGTGTCAAGCAATTTCTTTATTATTTTACAATAAATCCAATATCAGGAACAAGAACAGGAGG